TTATTACAAAATAAAATTTTATCCTCATCTAATAAATGATTATTGACGATATCATTATTAATTTTTGCAAAATTGTAGTAATCGTAGTATAGTATCTTAATCTTATCGCCAAAATTATCGATTGATAATTTTTCGACTTGATCTCTAGATTTTAAAGAATTATATCCCAAATAAATATTGAAATCACATTTTACATGTTGGACTATACTAGTATATAAATTTTCTAGTATTTCAATTGTATCAGATGATAAAATTATTATTGCTAACTTACCCATATAATTGTTTATCTGCTTTTTTTAAGTTGCTTCACGAGATTCTGAATTTGAATATCATTTTGCATTTCTGATTTTTGCTCATTCAGCATTTGTTCAAGTAGATCGACATTACTCGGATCTAAAATACTGTCAGTGGTTTCAATAAGATCGCCCTTATAATCGATAAATTCATTGATAAACCACATCTTACTATCCAATGTAGCAAATGATTCGTCGATTTGAATAATCGCTGGGCAATCTTCTTTAGGGAAGAAAATATCAGATTCTAAATTTTCACAATATTGATGGAATAGATCACCAAAAATACCATCAGTTTGTTTAATAAAATTAATATCAGCATCTCTCACACCATCATTGACAATTTTGATGCTAGGATTATATTTTAGCCAGAAAATAATATCGAGATTCTTCACTGATTCACGAACCAATGAAATTGAAGCTGCTGTAACCTCATCTGAAATAATACCATTAGAATTGCCTTGAAGTGTATATGCGAGATTATCCAATGGGCAACGATCATAAACAACCTTGGAACCCTTAGGATACTTTTCTTGTTCCTTCATCATCCAATCTAAGATAAGTAATTGAGTTTCCTCTGTGGTTTTGGATGAATGTTCCAATTTATTCTCGATTAAAAGGTCACGGTAAGTTGTTGTAGGAGTTGAATACATTGGCCATTTCTTAAGAAATGATTGGATCAATGTTGACTTTCCTGTGTTAGCGGTTCCCGCAAATGCAATTCTCATATACCATAATTTACCATATTTAATCTAAAAGTCAACCACTTGTTTTAAATTAAAATTAGATTAAATACTTGATGGATGACAACTAAAAAAGCGCCCCGAAAGAGAAAAGAACTAATCGATATCACTGATGATTTTAAAAATTCATATAAGAAAAATTTTGATTGTTCTAATATAGTGTTAAAAAAACCTTTCCCATTTACGGATAATCATACCGCTTTTTACTATCTGACACAGAATGATAAAACAAATATGGTTTTTCTAGATGGACCTGCTGGTTCAATGAAAAGCTATATATCTGTGTATTCAGCTATGGAAATGTTGCGTGATAGAAGAGTAGATAAAATTATCTACATTCGTACAGTAGTCGAAAGTGCCTCAAAATCATTGGGGTATTTGAAAGGTGATGAGAACGAAAAATTCGCAGCATATACAATGCCCCTAGTTGAAAAGATATCAGAAATTACTGATAAAGCTACGGTGACATCGCTGTTTGAACAGGAATATGTCAAGGCAATGCCAGTAAACTTCGTCAGAGGTCTTACATTCAATAATGCTGTTGTGATTATCGATGAAGCTCAGAACGCTACTAGAAGCGAATTAACCACTATCATGACGAGATTCGGAAGAAATTCTAAATACATCGTATGTGGTGACATGAAGCAAGCAGATATCAGAGACTCTGGATTCAATGTCGTATATGAATTATTCGATACTGAATTTTCACGCAAGAATAATATTCATTGTATGAAATTCGATACTCATGATATCTCAAGATCAGCTATTTTAAAGCATATAACTCAGGTTCTAAGCGTTTAAAATGGGTTATTATTACTCGTAGACCATGGAGTCCCCTCAAACCAATGCACACCCATTGTGGATTGACCATTGAGTGGGACTGGCTTTGGCCCAGCGTTATTAACTGGTGGATTGATATGTTCTTGTAATTCTTCAACAGCTTCTTCTGGTGAAGGTGCGATGACTACTCTATCGCCATCACTGGCTAAGAATTGTTCTCCGAATTTATTCACAGTGATTTTGAAATTACTGTCCTGTTTGGCATCAATGTTGTATTCCATGCCCAATTAATAACATAAGTATTAATTTTGTCAAGTAACAGAAATAATTTGTCCATTAGCATCAATCTTCATAGTTTGAGGTAGTGAACTATACACCCTACCATTAGAGTCCAACTCAAGTACTTTTAAAGTGACTATACCAGTATTTGGATCTCTTTGAAAATTAGTATTAGAACTATAATCTTGGGTATATTTTTTACCATTGAAATTGAAAACACCCTGTCTTTGTTGTCTAGGGGTAGTGCGTCGAGATGATGTATCTAACATTTCAGGGGTGAATATTTTAATCTCTTCAGGTTTTAATGTTTCATTTCCCGCTGAATCATATTCAATACGTTGGACTCTAGCTTTCCAATTTTTACCAGCCTTCACTACTGAATTAACTTTATATCCTTCTTTTTTTAATTTATCAGAGATTTGACCTTCTGGTCCTTTCCATCCTTTAGAAATAGCAGAACCCACATCAGTAGCTCGTTTTTTTAAACGTGAAAATGGTTCAATAGCTTCAGGTGCAACTGCCTTAGCCAATGCTTTTACTCCTCCTCCAAACGCTCCCCAAAATCCTTCGGTTAATAAATCTTTTTGTGTTATCATATTATTATTTATAGATTCGTTTTTAAATGAATCTTTTTTCGGACTGTGATGTATCTCATCGATCACCTTTCCATTTTCATCATACCAATATTCACCATTATTTTGCTTATAATATCGTATTCTGTTCTGATCATCATATTTCCTAATATATTCTTGGCCAAATCTATTTTTTTCGTATACTAAACGTCCCTTCGAATCGTATCTTACTTCATCCCCATCGCCTGTTTCACGTCTAATTAAACGATCATTATCATCATATTCATTCCATGCCTCATATCCTCTAGAAGTTGTATAATGTATTGTGTTATATCTTTCATCGGTTTCATGCCGATGCCGTGTTCCATATTTATCAGTATAGTCAATATATGCACGACCATTTACAAATTTTACAAATTCGGACAATCCTTCATCCAGTTTCGAAGCTTTGAACCATCCGCTTTCAAGTAATTGAGGAATTAATGTTTTTCTAACTTTTATATATCTTTCGATTTGTGGACCTTTGAGACTATCGGCTTGATGAGTTGTCAGATTTGGACCAACGCTTATATATTCATTTATCAGATCTTTATCAAAAGTATCAAAGATATCGTTGGTAACACCTCTCCCTGATTTTACTACTAATGTCTTCAATTCATAATCAAAAGAATTAAATTTTTCTAATGAAGGTCCGGCATAAAAATCTTCCAATCTTCTATAATTATCCCTCTCTTTTGAAGTAAGTGGCTTATTCTGAAATAAATTCTCGTATTTTTTAAGAACCGGAAATTCCTTTACAACTTTATCGAATTCTCCATCAATCTCTTGTGTATTATTGTCAGCAAATGTCCATTCCCATCCTTTATTAGTCCTATCAAGGACCATAATATGTTTTGGATCAGATTTAGGAATTTTCTTAAAAAATATGAAATAAAATGTGGACGCTTTCTCTAATCGATAGCTTGCAAACATATTACCCCCCGAAGGACGGGATATACAGAAATCATATCCTTTACCATACTTCACACATTTATGTTCTTCGTCACCTTTGAAGATAGTTATATTTTCATCGTCAGCGATAGCCTCTGATAATTCATCTTGTTTGTTTATGAACTCTTTCGGCTTTCCTTTATTTGCCAAATTTCTCTTTTTAAACTCAGATTTTCCCTTAGCGGCGTCAACAGCCTGTTCAAATTCCATGAAAGTAGAATATTGGAAGGGATCTTTCTTCTGAATTCCATTCTTATACTTCTCAAAATTATCTATATAAAAACGAATATTTTTTTCATCTGATTCATTAGAAAATTTCTTGATTATCTTTTGGATAGCACTTTCCGAGAATTCCTTGAGTAATTGTAATTGAGTTTTCATCAT